CTGTATTTCACGTTAATACCTCCCATTTTGAATTAGTACGCCCATCGAGAATTCTCGGAGGCGATTTGTCTGTTGAGTTTGTCGATAACAGCGTCGGACAGTTCGTTCACATCCATGTTTTCGGTGCCGTTGACTGTGAGGTTCTGAATGACGACACTGTTTCCAATCGTAGCCGCAGCTGTAGCGGGATCAGCGAATCTGGATCCGAACGCCGAAGCAGTTACTCCAACGCGTCTGCTGGACAGAAGAGTGTCCAATCGACCGGCTCCCTGCTCAACGTTCGTGAGATCGAGAACAGGAGAAATCACCGGACTAAAGTCGTCTTCGTCCATAACAGAATCGATGGTGCTGAGAGTTGTGCTGATTGCATCAAGAACGCCTTCTCCAAGTTTAGTACCAGATCCAGCAGCTCTATAACCAAAATCGTCAAAACCCTTAACAAGACCTGCGATTGTCATTTCAGCGGACCACATCATCTTCTTAGAAGGCGAATTGATCATGAGTGCGCTATTGTAACCAGCGTTAGCACTTCCGCCAAGAGAGTAGCCAGCATCGTAGACTCGGCCTTTATTATACTGAGACGTTAAGGACTCGTATAATCCGTCGACTGTATAGTTTCCGGAATTAGACCACAAACCTTGAGTGCTGTCGACGCCTTCAGAACCCTCTTCACCTAAGTGAACACCAGCAGAGTTAACGAATCCGCCTTCGTGATACACCTTATCTCTAAACAGGGTTGCAAGGTCTGTTCCCGCGGTTCCCCACTCGTGATCTTTTGAAAGGACTCCAGAAATACCTTCTTCACTAAGTGACGTACCAGTATTTCTGATGTCGTTCTTCTTACTACTTAAGCCCCTGTCAAGACGATCACCGCCAGCTTTACCTGCTTCTTCTATTTCAGGACTATCGACTTTCTCTTTAATCGAGCCCTTAACACCTTCAAGAGCGCCAGCAATATCGTCACCAACAACAGGAATATCGCTAACCAATGCTTGTAATGCCGATAGAGCAAAATATACAAGCGAATTAACAAGCGACTCCATTGCCGCCAAAGCTTCGTCGGTATGATCCATAATGCCCTGTGCAATTCCGCCGATAAAGCTAATTGCAAGTTCAGCTCCAGTATCAATAATTTCTGGGAGCCGCTCTCGAATTGTATTCAATAACCCGAGTATAAGATCAATAAACGCATCAAATATAAGCGGAGAGTATTCTGCTAATGCCTGGAGTAAAGACGTTATCAGATAAAGAATTCCCTCAACCAGAGGCGGAACCAGCTGCACAAAAGCGTCAATTATAGCTTTCCCTAATATGACAATAGCCGTAACAATCGATGCTGAAGAACTCGCCAGGGTCAGGGCTAAAGCGCTTATTACTCCGCCGAGTCCAGCGATAAATATGGTAAGAGAGGACATGATTGATGCTACAGCTGCCGGTAGTGCAGCCGAAATGGTAATCAAACCAGCACCCATTGCGACCATGCCGATGCCAACCAATGTGCATGCAGCTCCTAATGCGAGCAATGCCGGTACAAGCCCTAATTTACTAATAAGTGCCGAAGCTGCAACCATTATCGCAACAGCACCACCAAAACTAACCAGACCTTTAACAATACTTTCCCAGCTTAACTGCCCGAGAAGCATAAGAGGAACTGTCAGTAATGTAAGTGCCGTCGACATTATGACCATGGCCGCGGCCGAAGCCAACAAACCGCCGGCACTCGATTTAGCCATAGACTTCATAACCACGCCAAGACCGGCAATCACAGCAATCAAAGCTCCGACGCCTTTAGCAAGAGTCTGCCACTTAGCTTTACCAAGAAGAACAGCAACGCCGCTGATAGCAGCTAATGCTACCGATAACACTAAGAAACCAGAAGCGATGGTTAAGACTGGAACATTCTTAAGCACGAGCATTGTGGCCGTTAACCCCGCCAAAACCGCGGCCATAGTTCCAAGCCCAGAATTTACAACATCGACATTAGCGCTGCCTATTGCACTAATGGCTTTTGCGAATATTAGCATCGAAGTGGCAATCATAATCATGCCAGCGCCCATTCCAACTGCGCCTTTAGCCCCTCCGGTCAGATTAAGAATTGACTGGAATGCCGCAAGCTCAAGCAAGATTGCTCCCATGGAAATGATGCCCTTCTTAAGATCTTCCACTTCCATTTTAGCCAGTGGCTGCAATGCTTTAACAATCAGTATCAAACCGACTGCCATTTTGATCATTCCATTTGAATTAAAGCCCTTAGTGTTAGAAGTAAGTTTCTGATATGCGACAAGTTCTAATAAAATCGCTGCAATTGATCGAATAGATCTCTTAAGCCCTTCCGGATCAATTGCCGCAACGTCAGTCATAGCTTTTCCGATAATAAAAATTCCTGCAGAAATCTTAAGAAGTCCCGTTGCTGTTTTATCAAAATTCTTAAGGCCGCCGCTATTGAGCTTTGTAAAAAGATATACAAATCCAAGAAGCTCAGTGAATACAACCGTCACCGCTCCTATGGCCTTAGCAAGATCTTCTTTTGGAATGGCCGACATTCTGCTAATTGCCAATGAAAGCATAAGTACAGCTCCAGCGGTTGTCATAAGAGCTTTAATGTTCGTGTTCTCTTTTACCGCGTCAGTAAGTCCGGTTATACCTTCCTTGAGATCATTAAAGAATCCTTTGATTCCTTTGGCCGGGTCTTTTTTGGCACTTTCTAACTTCTCAATAAATCCTTTAATAGTGTCAATAATTCCTCTTACTGGAGAGAAGAACGTCACAAGACTTCCAGATGCCAAGCCGGCCATAATGTCGCTAAACGACAAATTCTTAACGGCTTCTTTAATGTCCGTAAAGAAATTTCCGGCTATCTCCACAATCTTATTTGTGACGGGCGAAATAAACTTTAGGAATTTGGAGAACTCTTCTTTGATCTTTCCAAATATGTTTCCAAAGGAAATTCCTCCAGAGAATTTGGTGAAAAACCCAAAGAAATTCTCAAGAGCATTCTTAATCGACTCGATAATTCCTGGAATCGGAGAAGTACCGTTGTTGATGCTATCGGTCATCTCATAAATGATTTCCGTTAATCGCTCGATTATGCCTGTAATAACTTCAAGTCCTGGCGTAATAAGTCTCGCAATCAAATCCCCAAAATTACCAAGTGATTCTCTAATCACTCCGCTTTTTACAAGCGCAGTATTAATTGCAGTTACAAACTTACCAACAGCTCCGATTAATGTGATCATCGGATCTATTACATAAGAATATACAACGTTAAAAATCGGCTTAAGGCCGTCAATAAACCCGGTGACAATTTCTTTTCCTACCTGTACGATCGATACAAATGCCTGAAATACGCTTTGTACCTGATGATAGACGTTTGCCACTCGGTTTAACGTTTCTTCCTCCTTAACATAAGCCTGAATCTGATCCTCAATTGCCTTTTTTCTTGCAGAATCAGCCATTCCGTCTGTTAAGGAATCCCTAACTTCTTTTAGTTTCTTAATCTTTGTGTTGTAATCGTCGAGGCGCTCCATCTGCTTTGGCAAATATGCAAAAGCCTTTGAGAAATCGAGAAACTTTTCAGAAATATTCTTCAAAGTGTTGCCTCGATCCATCGCATTAAGGCTTGCCATGGTGTCGTCTACTGCAAGCTGTAATCCCTCAAGCTGTTCGGTTGTGAACAAGGACGGATCCCTCATAGCTCTAGCTAAAGCTTCCTGCTGGCCCTCTAATTCGGAGAACAGCTCTCTAGCTTCATAAGTCGTTGCCCATTCCTGACTCTGCAACTCCTCTACGGTTTTGCCTAGGTGAAGCGCAGTACTAAACGACTTGCCTATAGAATTACCAATTCGTCCAACACCTGAAAACATGTTATAGGCAGCTTCGACCATCGTGTCTCTACCACCGATGTCATTCCAAACTTCAAGAACGTCGTTTCTAAAAGCTGTGAATTTATCGGCAACACCGATTAATGTGTTTGCCAAATCCGTCCAGATAACAGCAGACTCTTCAGCGTTACCGAACATTAATTCAAACGAATGCGACCAACCAGTCTGTACAGATTCTTGAACTGCGTCAATAGCATCTTTGAAAGTTCTGGCTTCCTGTGCGTTTCTAAACGCAGCCTCAGACATCTCGGTTACACCTTTGGTAAACTTTCCATTTTCATAGTTTGCTTCTGTTACTCCTTCAGAGTACTTCTGCATTACTTTGTTGAATATCTCAGTAGTTAACCATCCAGACCTTAAACTGTCTCGAAATCCTCCGTATTTTTCAACCGCAGCCTTTGCGGCATTTCCACCCTCTTCGATTAAAAGATTCTGAATCTTTTGAGTGGACATGTTGGCCTGTTCAACTGACATCCAGTCCTGAAGCTGAATTGTTCCTCTTCCGTACGCCTGCGAAAGCTGAAACATTGCTCTAGAAGCGGTTTGTGCGTTCTGTCCAGACTCGGAGGCCCACAACGCAATACCTTCAACAGCTTCCTTAGCAGTATCGAGTTTTACACCGGCCGAAGTGAACTTGCCCATGGTGTTAACCATGTCGTTGAACTTATAACTAGTTTCATCAGTGAACCAGTTAAGATCGTCCAGAACATCAGATACGTTTTCAATGCTTTCGCCTGTAGCAGTCATGATTGTTTTAACATGACCGCTCTTCTCGGCGTATCGATCAAAACCCGCTCCGACCCCGTCTAATCCGAGCAGCGTCTGTCCAAGATTTATCCCCATTCGTCCAATGCTTATCCCGACATCAACAATGGCACTTGAAATTCTCTGCATAGCATTAAGACCGATCATCCCCATTAACGAGAATCTGTCATTTATTTCTGCAATACCATTTTGAATCGAAGAGAGATCAACCCCTTTAGCTTTTTGATCGAGTTCGTCAAATCCTTTTGCCGCCCCGTCGAGATTAAGAGATTGTTTTAACTTATCGAGAGTGCCAATTGACTGATTGGCATTCTTCTCAAACTGTTGATTGTCGAATTGCATCTCAACAATTCGCTCATCAACGTAACCTGATCTAGCCACCAACAACCTCCTTCCAAGCATCGTCTGCTATTTGTCTGAAGACGGGCCGTATTGCCGGACGAATATAGTCAGTTCCTTCTATATAGGCTCCGGCTCCATTGCCATGACCGTACTGAAGGATTATTGCTATGTTCACGCCTTCGTTAACATTTGAATTGGTCCAGTAAATATTCACAGAACCATTGCGCCGTTCGATCGTGTAATCCCACGATTCGGCGGTTTTGCCGGTTAATTTTGGGGTAGCAGCCGCAAGAGCCTTGACCCCTTCTCTTCCGTATTCGTCGAATCTACCAAGACGAACTAGTTCTCGAGCTCTCTCCATAAACTTTTTAGTTTTGGAAAGATTTCCCTTATGCTTAAACCTGACTTTCATCCTTTTGTACGGTATTTCTGTCTACGGGCATTATTGAGAGCCTTCCGTTCCTCAAGAGTCATCTTCTTAGACGGCTGGGATTCTTCCTGACAAACTCTAATTAGGGTTACCAGTCGATTCAAATGCCATTTCTCGCATTCGAAAGGAATTCCACAAGCAATCATCCAGTAATAGATGAGTTCTGAAGTCACGGTTCGCTGTCTATGGGGCCCGTTTTTCTTATCGTTAAACCAAGTAGCCGTCTGTTTGGAATCAATATACTTATTGACTTCGTTCAGAATGCTAGTTGGTATCGCTTTGTAAATATTGGGATCGACATTCTGGGTAATTGTCATGCAACGAATATAGTCGATCGATTGCTCTCTCGTCATCTTCGCGTTTAAGAATGGCGTTTCCCATTTTGCCTCCCATTTTGAAACGGAAACCAATGAATGTTCGATCTTAATGGTTGTCTCTTTTGTATAGATGTATTCGTTAGTACTTTCATCAAACAATTCGGCAGCCGGAATAGTAATCGTCTTCATTTAGCCTCCAATAATTGTCTTACTTATTAAGAAGCTTGTTCGCCTCGGCAATAACCGTCTTATCGTCCATCTTACTGGACACATCCGACGGCGTAATGCCTTTGCAGAAGTCAAGGAATGCATTCTCTCCGGTAAGCAGTTCGATGTAAAGGGAATCGAATGCGTTCGTTTCCGAGAACTCCTTTGTCCACTTTTCGTCTTTCTCGAATCTGCGTCCATCGGCAGATTTGCGTCCATACGATTTGAGGATTAACTTCCGATAAAGCTTCATCAGTTTTTCTCTGTTTTCATCCGTGTCCTCGAGTGCCAGTTTCTTGGCATAGCCGTAAAGACCTCCAACTTTCTCGAGGTCCATTTCAGCAATTTCGGATTTACTCAGATGGAAATAGTAATCTTCGGTATACTCGTTACCGTCAAAATCGGTACATGTAATTGTTTTCTTAAGCATTCGTCTTCATTCTCCTTTTTAATTAAATAGAAAAAGAGGGCCAGCCGAACTGAATACCCTCAAATATGTCTGTGATTAGCCTCCGACCGGAGCGACGTATCCAAGAGTTGAGAATACTTCATCCGGAAGCGGAAGACGGGCGGTTGTGCCTTCACTTCCACCGGAACCGTTTGTTCCGAAGAGAATATCTTCCAGATCCTTAAGCTTATCAGCGTCGACCTTTGTGGAATCGATCTCAATATTGGAAGTCGGCTTGAAACCAGTAACATTTACCGGAGTGGAAGTTGCTTCCCAGCTAAATGTAATAGCTTCCGGAGAGTCGTTAACGGTGGAATAGCCCTTCTGAGAAGGATTCGCTGTCAGTCCATAAATCAGATGAAGCTTATAGCCATGGTTGTCGAGATCCGTGTCGTTACCAATACGGGAACGATATACGAATCCGAACGGCTTACGAGCCTGCTGACCAATACGGACACCAGCCACAACTGTAGCGGAACCATCACAAGCTGCAAATCCATCGGGATATGTATAAGCTTCGATTGTTGCGCCATATTCCTCAGCTGCACGAAGGCCAAGGTATTTAATATTATCCGCCCAAAGCTTTGTTTCATCGGCTCCAGACGGGTTTTCATTTACGGCAGTGAGACCGTTCCAAGCTTCACCGCCCGTGTAAGCACCATTTACTACCGGATAAAAGACGCCCTGATCGACGCCCGTTTCATAGAAATGCTCACCAATTTTATCCCATTCGAGTTTAGGCATTGATTAATTTCCTCCAATTAATTTTTCCAATACAAATAAAAAACATCGTGGACCAGATTGTCTGACGTAAATCTTCGTGCAAAACGAATCTTATCGAACTCGTTGTACATAAGACTTACGGTGTCGAAATCTGGATCCTTACCGATGTAAGTTACTTCGTATTCTGTTTCGTGTAAGTACTTTCGATTGTCGGCATTTTTGCTGTCAATACTCGAAAGCTTATAGACAAATGCTGGATAGTGCAGTTTGACTGACTCTGGGGCTCTGTAATAGACGTTTGAAGTTCCGAGAATATGTCTTAATTTCTCGTCTAAAGTAATCCTATGCGATTTCGCCATTGTAGACCTC